TCCTTGGCCTTTCTTGGAGAAAGGGGAAGCATGGATCGATTGCCGACCTCTGGTTGGAACTGCAGTATGGGTGGAAACCCCTACTCAATTCGATTCATGATAATGCTAGCTTACTTGGCAAGGGCGGCCTGCTTGCAGGTTCGTCCGTTAAGTCAAGTGCCCAAAGGCAGACCTCGTACGAGTACACGGATGTCCGTGGACGAGATACGATTTCTGTCAAGTGCCACGGCGGTGTTCGCACCGCTTACAGCGCTTGGGTTCGCTATCCTGGTATTGTTCGGGCTGACACGCTCGGGCTTATCAACCCCGCTGAAGTTGCTTGGGAACTTGTTCCCTTTAGCTTTGTAGTTGACTGGTTCATTCCAGTTGGCAACGTACTTCAGTCATTGACCGCAACTGCGGGCCTCGAAATGGCGTCAGGGTATACGTCTGTTCGGTCACAAACCGATTTCCACGTATCACGAGATGGAGGAGGCACTCTTCACATGACTTTATTCTCTTTCGAGAGGTTCAGCCACACGAATTTTGTCCTTCCAAGCCTTTATGGCTCTCGTAACCCTTTCTCCACAGGGCACGCGCTTAATGCGCTTGCCCTTCTTGGCCAGATGGCTCAGCGATGAGCCGGGCGGCCTTTTGGCGTATATACCTCGGTATGCACGTCGCACTTGTCGTCGCGCTTTTGCGAGACTTCAAGTGAAGCGTTCCACAATCCTGTGGGCGCTAACCATTGAGGTGATCTTTTGTATCATCTCGATAACCCTGGCCATGCTATAAAACATGGTCTGCAACTAGAAAGCACTAATATATGCCTCAATTGCAGCCTGTCGTCCTCAAGGACGCAGCCAACCCGCAGGTCGAGCACAGCTTCAAGCCGCGCGAGATCTCGGGTGGGGTCACGACTCTCGTCGAGTCGACCGGCATTCCGCTTGCGGATCGCCGAATCACCATGTCGTTGACGCGGAACAGCAATGGCCGGATCAAACCGGTCATCAAGTTCACGTTTCCGGTGGTGGACGACGCAGTGGTGAACGGTGTGAGCCGTCCGACCGTCCTACGGACGAACTACGCGGAGGTCAACTTCAACTTCGACTCCAGCTCGACCGCGCGTGAGCGCGACGATCTGGCGACGATGGTGAAGGAGATCCTCTCGGGGACGTCCAATCCGATGGCCGGTGGCTTTATCGTCAACCTGGAAGGCATCTACTAACCAGTAGCTGCCCGTCAACGGGGAATTAATTATGTTCTCCAATGGTGGAGAGAGAGTCATCATGGCGCTCTTCTTGAGCATCGTGGTGATCACTCTCTTCTTCCTCTACATTTCTGCTCAGCAGGAACGTAGCTCACATCAAGGATTACCTGATGCGAAAACTGCGGAAGCCAAAGCGTGGGTTTACCCAGCTTATTCCACCCGAGGTGACATCCAAGTTCCGCGGGTTGATCGAAGCCCTTCCGGCGTCCCCCAAGGGGGACTACCTGAAGAGTGAGATCTTCTCGAAGTTCGTGGATGAGTCGACGGATCCTGCGGATGTCCGCAGGGTACGAGCTATCAATAAATGGCTCGCGACCGAACGGGAGAATGAGAGTACTAACGAACGTCTTTTAACAACTCACGAGGAATATAACATCTTACCTCGTGTGACGTTCGGTGCTTTTGTCTCCTTTTGTCAAACCCTCATTCGAGAGATTGTTGGTGAGACTGCGCCTTTGGAGGCCCTTATCGGGTCCTTCTCAGGCGGCGCGTCGACCTCTAGGTCACGTACTGAAAGCCATCCGGCCGGTAAGTACCTCGGAAAAGCAGACGTCACCGGTCCTGCCTATGAGCTCTTCGAGGATATCCTCGATGAGATCCCAGGGTGGGACTTGGTTACTGCCGGTTCGGAATTCCGAATCGTCAGTGGTAACGTTTTGTTTACCGTTCCCAAGAAAGTGGATATTGATCGTTGTGCTTGTAAAGAGCCCGACGTCAATATGTGGCTTCAGAAGGGCATTGGCGATTTCTTTCGAAAGCGTCTACGCCGAGCTGGGATAAACCTGAACGATCAGTCGATAAACCGATCGCTCGCTCAGAAAGGCTCACTTGATGGCTCGTTGGCTACACTGGATCTCTCCAGTGCGTCCGATAGCGTCTCTCGCGAGTTCGTAGCTTTAATGCTACCTGAGACCTGGTTCACCCTCCTCGACTCTGTTAGGAGTCGTGTCACCATCATTGATGGTGAGGAGCACCACAACGAGATGTTCTCGTCGATGGGCAATGGTTTCACGTTTGAGCTGGAGAGCCTTCTCTTCTATGCTCTTGCGCGGGCCACGGCCTATTTCCGAGGAGTCTCGGGCACCGTTTCTGTTTATGGGGATGATATTATCATCCCCACAGCACTATCTCCAGATCTTATCTGGGTGCTCTCTTACTTCGGCTTTTCGACTAACGTCGACAAGTCGCATTTCGAGGGCGCCTTTAGAGAGTCGTGCGGGGGTCATTACCTAAACGGGATCGATGTAACTCCTTTCTACGTGAAGAAACGGATAGAAACGATGGCTGAACTCATCGACGTGGCTAACAAGCTACGTAAATGGGGTCAGTTGCCGGGCCTGTCCGTGCTAGATCCGACAATCGAGCCCATATGGACTTGGTTGAAGAGTCTAGTTCCTTCATGTCTTTGGGGTGGTGGCGACCTGTCGTTTATGTATCAACTCGTGTCGAATGACATTCCTGTCAAACGGCTCGCGGAGAACACTCGACGCGTATCTACCCAGCTGGGTGGATACTTCCACTGGTTAAATACCACATGGGATCGCACGGAATTAGAGGAAGGCGTACAAACGTCGTCCTTAACAACCTCATTAGAGACATTTCGTCTGAGGCCTGTCCGTGTGACATCGGTACCCTCGTTATCTCACCTATTTCTTCACGAGATAGGCGTAGACGCCGAGTATGCTGGGGTGTGAACCCCAGCGACAATCCTCTTAATCGAG